GGGCGGCGGGGGCGGCGGGGGCGGCCGAGTCGATCCGATGGGAGATGTGGCCCACTACGTAGGCCGCGCCCAGCGTCGCGCAGGCGGCCCGCAGGGCGCGGCCGAGCCGGGACCGGCGCCGAGATCGGGGCGAGGTCAGGGCCAGGGCCGTGCCGATCGCGAGCGTGGCCTGGGTGCCGACGCAGAACGGGCAGTCCAGGGCGGAGACCAGGCGGTGGCGCCAGGCCTGGGGCGGGGCGGCGTAGCCGAAGGGGTGGGACGTGCCGGAGTAGGCGGGGCGCGGGTCGCGCCGCTCGGCCCAGGCCTTGAGGGGGTCGGCCAGGACCCAGCCGCCCAGGACGTCGGTCGTGGCGAAGCGAGTGACGCGCAGAGCCGCGCCGGTGGCGAGGACGGTGTCCACGGCCAGCAGGACCGCGTCGGTGAGCGCCTCGCTGGCCGGGGAGGTGCCCGCAGCGGGGGAAGCGGGTGCTGAAGGTGACATGTATGCTCCCATACAAAAGGTTGAGGGTGGCTTATATGTGCAGATTATAGGGGGGCCAAGCCACCCCCTCCCCCATCGATCTCGCCGTGAACATCGAGAAACCCCTCGGCTCCGGGGTCCCGCCGGAGAGGCCGGTCGTCGGGACGAGGGCGGCTGCCCCGGCGCCGGGAGCCGGGCAGGCGCCCCATCGGACTTACCTATGAGTGGACGGCCTAGCGCTCGCGGTCCTTATGGACGAGGGCTGGGAGGTCGGCCGAGTCGGGCCCCGCCCTCCAGCGCGCCTGCCCCGGCGGACCGACCCCCTCGGGCGGCGGTTCGGCCGCCCTTCTCGCCCGCCGCCGTGCAGTGACCGGAGTCACTCAGCCTCCCGGCCCTCGGGCGTGCAGATATAGGGGCATCGGCCGCAGCTCCTCCCCAGCACGAAGGGGCTCGCGCCGGGGCCGTCCTGGAACCGGGCGAGCGATCGGGCGAGCGATCGGGCGCCCCGTGACCGACCCCGGGGCCCGCTCAGCTATCGCTCATCACCTATGGACAGTGGCCCGCCTCACTAAACCAGCCCGCCTCTCGGCTTGCACTCCCTACGTATGACGGCATACAGTAGGGGCATGAGCAACAGCACGACAGCCCCGGCTCCGACCCCGGCGCCGACTCCAGCAGACGACCGCCCCACCGAGACCCTCCCCGCCGTCGCCTCCGTCCCGGTACGCCGATCCATCCTCCGCCCGGCCCGGCCCGCCCTGCCCGCCTCCCCGGCATCAGCAGCCCCCTTCGAAGGCTGGCGCGGCCAGGCCCAGACCGAGGAGCTGGCGGCCGTGCCCGCCCCGAGCAGCCGCAATCGCCCTGCCCGGCGTTCCTCCTGCCGCCGCAGCGCCGTCCGCCGTCACCTGCGCTCCGCCCTGGTCGGCACACTGCTCGCAATCGTTGCAATCTCGGGCCTTTCCGCCTACGCCGCTGCCGGCATCACCGACGCCCGCTCCACCGCGCTCTGCCAGGCCCGCATCTCCTGCAGGTAGCCTCCATACACCTCAGCCCCGCCGGCAGATGCCCTTAGCCCTCAGGCTAATGCCCTTAGCCAACCACCTACTCACGTTACCACGTATCAGGCATCTGATACACATCAGCCGCCTGACACTCCGCAGCCTTCCGGCTCCCCGCAGCCCTCCGGATACGGGCCAGACCCACGACCACCACCTCCACCGCCCCTCAGGAGCTCACCATGCGCATCAACCCCTCCGACATCCTCTTCATCATCCTGACCCTGTGCCTGACCATCCTGGTGGCGTTCACCCTCGGCGGCCTGTCGGCCCATCCCTTCGCCCACTAGCCGTCCAGCACGTCTCCACCGGCCTCACCCGTCCTGAGCCCTCGCCCCTTCCGCGCCATCCTCACCGAGGGCGTAGCGGGCACCCCGAGCCCGTGCCGGTTCGGGAGGCCGTCAGGCCGATCGACATACCGGCCCGTGGCGAGCCGCCCCGCACAGCCCTCCCCTGTCTGGCGCGTGTATGCCATGGCTGCACCCGCCGGAGCCCCCAGGCGCAGGCGGGTGCACCCTGGCATGCACGTTCCCAGACAGGGCCCTTCGTCTCATGAGGCGAGTGCTCCGAGCGCAGGTGTATGCCATCGCTGCGTCACGCGTCTCCCAGGCGCCCGCGTCGCGGAGCGCAGCGACGCGGCTCAAGCGCCGTAGAGATCGTGAGGCACCGTGGCATGCGCCCGAGCTGCGGACGCTCGCGCGCAGCCGCGGCCCAGCTCGCTGGGACGGGGGCAAGCGCCGATCGGGCCGGTGCCCGGCCGGGGCGCCTATCCCGCCATTTTGTGTGACCCGCCCCATACCTAGCCCCGCCGACGGCTACGGGTACGGAGACGGTCCACGGCTTGCCTAATTCCGTCCCGGTTTCCTCCGACCGTTGGTATTGCAACGAAAAGTCCGTTATGACGGCATACATCGCCCCTACTTTTCCGCGGTATTCCGCCATCGTGGTCCTGGCCCTCGACCAACGCCTCCCCGGCGATCTCCTCCGGGGCTCTTTGACCTTCGAGCGTGGCGCCGGCGGCGGTACGTAGACGGTCCCTGCCGGATCGGTACAGGTCTGAGCTACCGGCTGGACCTACCTCGCCGGGCCTGGGCGATCACGGTCCGTAGCGGTTCCGTCCCCGGTCCCCTGCCGTACTGGTTCCCAGGGTTCTCCCAGGTTTCTCAGGCTCCTCCAAGGTTCACCCTCCACGGATGTGAATGCCGTCACTCAAATTAATTTCTCAAAGTGACGTATGATTGCGGGCAAGAGATCTGGGTCACATGTAACTTATCATACACTTGCCCCCTCCAAATGTATGATGGGCATACGTGCTTTCCGTTGGAATGGCGCGGTTGTATGCTAAGTTACAAGTTAAGTAATAGGCGTACTCCCCCCTACGGGGGGAGTACGCCATAACTATAGAGGGGGTCTGTGGCTGGGACCACACTACGTTCCCAGGTTTCTCCCAGGGTCCCGCACCTGTTCGGGGGCACCTCGGCACTCCGTCGCCCGCCCCGCCGGATCCGCCGCTGGCAGGGCCTCTACGCGATGGCCGCCGCCCACGCGCCGAGCGCGCGCGCCTCGCCCTGGAGCGCCTTCAGGGCGTCCTGTAAGCCGCGTAGACGGCCCTGCACCCGCGCCCCGGTACCCGCACCTAGGTACCGGGGCGTTCGGCCGTCTACGGGGCTTACACGGCATCAGCTATCCGAGGCGCCTCGCCCGGCGCGCGGAGGGGGCGTGTGAGCCTCTCTGAGGGCCTATAGACCTCCTCCAGTATGGACGGCCCCGCCAAGCCCTCAAAGCCCCTCAGAGACTCTCCTAGACCCCTCTATAGGCATGAAACGGCCCCGCACACCTAACGGTGTGCGGGGCGCTCTCCCGAGGGACGATCAGGCCCAGTCCTCCCCTTCCTCGCTGACCCAGCCGCCGCGGCCAGGGACGCGTCCGGGCATGTCCGCCGGCCCGACCTCGTCGAACTCGCTGTGCAGGAGCGCGGCGGAGGTGGAGTCCTCGGCCGGCTTCAGGGCGTGCCCGCCGCGAGTCCGGTACCAGCCCCCGCGTCCCCCGGGGTAGCACTTGCGCGACCGCTCGGCGGAGATCGTGCAGACCTCGGAGCCGCCGGCGGAGGGTGACTTCTCAGCCCCGGAGCTGAGTGACCCCATGATCTCGGAGACCCGCTCAGCCTGAGCCTCGCGAGCCTGTGAGGCCTGCGCGTGGCTGTGGACCAGGATGGCCCCCACGATGGCGAGGGCGACGATGGCCAGGGTGGCGACGGTGGCGATGATTTTGACGGCGGGGGTGGGGCGGTTCGTGCTCATGGCTTAAGTGTATGCACGCATACGCCCCGCCTGCAAGCCGCAAGCGGGGCGTATGTAGTGACTTGCGTCACTCAGAAGACCTTGGCCTGGTGCAGAATCTCCCGCACCTGCCCTGCGTCCCGGCCGTGCACGTGCAGCGCGCCGTTGTCCGGGTTGAGCTCGACGGTGGCGACGTTCCGCATCCCCCCCGCGCAGGACTCTCGCAGAACGATGCTCGGGCCGCAGTCCTCGACAGGGAGGCCGGCCTCCTCCAACGCCTTACGGGCGTCCTCCATGCGCTTCTCGGCCAGTACCAGGCGTATGACGAGGGGGAAGACGTAGATGATGGTGGGGTGCTCCTCAGGGTCCTCCGAGCAGTCCATACGGACAGGGCCGACGGCGGGGTACAGCCGCGGCTCCAGATCGCCGTGAGTGAGGCGGGCCAAGTACTCCTTGACCGTGCCGGCCGACGTCAGGTGAGCGGTCACCTCGACACGTCCGTTCTCCCCATCGCGTACGGTGACGGAGCGGTCACCGTAACGGGCGTAGGAGACCCGAGGCTCAGGTAGGCGGAGCTCCGGGCCGAGTACATCGCGCAGGACGTCCAGCAGCTCGGCGGCGACGCGATCCATCTTCTCGGCGAAGGTCTCGGCAGGTGCGGTGTCCGTGTTGCTCATGTCACGTTCCTTTTGTGAGTTGGGTGGTCTGCTACGTACAAGATAAGGCTAGCGCCGCCCCGAAGGGTGGCGCTAGCCCATCTATCCCCACATTCCAATGATCTCAGTCACTCACCTCCGTCTGAAGCACCCGAAAGCCGTTCTCGATGAGGACTTCCCTCGCGTGCTTGGGAGTACGCCCGTCCACTAGCAGCCGCCCGTCAGCCAACCTCTCGACCGTCACCATCGAATACAGGCCAACGATTCCCGACTCGTACTGGACCAGGCGGTCGCCGTGCTTGGCAGTCCGGATACCCGCCTCGGATAGGACTCTCTGAGCCTCTCTCAGGTCTGAGTGCAGGTCAGACACTGCTACCCTCCTCCCGATTCAGCTGAGCGATCTGCCGATCAAGGTACTGGCGGGCCTTGCGCAGGTCCTCCAGACGCTTCTCCTCGCCCCCCTTGCGGCCCTGCCGCAGCAGGTACTTGCCGCAGTTCCACAGCAGCGGGTCCGATGGGAAGGCCGCGTCGAGCACGTCCCACGACTCGACGTTGACCACGTCGCTCAGGCCGAGCGCGGCGAGTGACTGCCCCAGCCACGTGTAGTGGCTGGGGAACTTGACGGCTTCCGGGCCGTCTCCCTCGGCACGCTCAGGGTCCCCGCCTGAGGCGGGCGGCTCGTAGTCCTCCCAAATCTCCAGGTAGCGGCGGCTCGGAGCACCCCACTCGGAGAAGCCCTTTTCGCGATAGGCAGGCTCCAGGCTCTCCGGGACGTACAGGGTCACGTCTCCGTAGCCGTACGGGTTCTGGGTCGGGTCGTCCAGGCCGTGCGGAGGGGTGGGCGAGGACCAGTAGAGGCGGCGGGACTTGTCGGAGTCTACGGGATCCCGGTCCAGAGCCTCGACGTACTCATCGGGGAGGGTGAGCTGGACGCCCGGCGTAAGGCCGTCCCGGACCTCCAGCCAGGCCCCGTCCCCGAGGTACAGCTCGACGGATGGGTCAGGGTCCGGGAGGGTGTCCTCGCTGATGACGTATGCCCCGTCCTCCAGGAGGATGCGACCTCCCCCGTCGTGAGAGGCCTCCAGGTAGGCGGAATACAGGGACCGGTTGTCCCGGGCCAGGTGGTCGAAGGAGGAATATCTACCCACGGGAGATCCTTTCTTAGGGGTGTTGACGATCAGTTCTCGGCGGCCTCGTAGGCGTTCTCCGAGCGCGAAGATCGGCAGGCCGATGGCCATGGCCACAAAGACGGCAGTCAGGGAAACGCTCATGCCAGCACCCCCAGCGCCCGGGAGGTCAGCCCGTGGATCGCGTACCTGCCTTGCCGAGGTACCACGCCATTGCCGAGGATGCGGAACTGGGCAGTCCGGGGAATCGTGCGGATTCCGGTGACCCACCCTCGGGGGAGGCCCATCATCCACTCGCCGAACTTCGCCGATAGACGGCGACCTCCTCGCGGCGAGTCCTCCTCCGGCTCGGGCATGGGCATCCCGGTCACCGACTCCCACAGCCTGAGTCTGGCCCCGTACTCTCCGAGTCGGGGGTCATGAGAAGGTGAATCCGGGTTTGGAGGTTCAGACCCCCCGTTCCATGCTTCCCGGGTCCGGTCGAGGAGGACGCCGAGAGTGTCGGCAGCAGTGGACCGGAAGGCCAAGACGAAGACCCTCTCACGGCGGTGCGGGGCTCCGACGTAGTCTGCTCGGACAGAGTCCCACACCACGTCGTACCCGAGGCCGGCCAGGTCCGTGACCACTCTTCCGAGGGCTGGAATCCCACGGCCCCCTCGTGCTGTTCGTGCTCCTGCGACGTTCTCCCAGACGACGACATCGGGTTCCATCTCCTTTGTTGCGTTCAGCATGTATTTCCAGAGACCGGAGCGGAGGCCCTCAGCCATGCCGGCCCTGCGGCCGGCCACCGACAGGTCCTGGCATGGAGTTCCTCCAAGGAGGACGTCCACGCGAGCAACGTCCGCCCAGTTCACGGACGTCATGTCTCCCAGGTTAGAAGTACATGGGAAGCGATCCCGCAGGACTCGTGAGGCGTGCTTGTCGATCTCAGCCATCCAAGTCGGGTGCTTGTCCCCGATGGATAGGCTCAGGCCACCGTATCCGGCGCACAGCTCGCCGGTTCGGAGGAGGTACCTCTCCCATTCCGGAGGAGTCAGGGCGCGAGTCATGCGGCCTCCCCGTCCCGGGCGCCAATCCACGTCGTCACAGCCTCCAGAGCGGAGGCCCCGAACGCGGCGGGGATCGTCATGCCGGTCGGGTAGACGCCCCAGCAGCGCTGACCACAGCTCTTCAGCTGGGCGACGGCCTGCCCGTTCTCGTAGACGAGGCACGTCTTGGCCTCGTGCAAGGTGTCCGCGTCGATCGGTTTGATTCGCGCCTGAGGGTGGCGGAGGACGCGGGTCCATGTTGTCCTGGTTGGTGAGGTCTTTGTGCTCATGTTTCCTCGCTAGGTAGTTGTCGGTACGGGCTTGCCCTAAGCGTATGCCGTCATACGGCCTAGAGCAAGCCCGCAGTGGTCAGATCAAGGTGAGTTGGGACTCATCCTCTCCGCCGCCGATCTTGGGAGGCTTGCGCTTCCACTGCCCGAGCACCCGATCAACGGTCTGCCGAGTCATGCCGGAGACCGAGCTCAGGGCCGACTTCGACACGCCTCGCGAGTAGGCGGCCAGGACCTCCTGCTGGAGGGCTGCGCGGGCCAGCTTCGCGTCCCGGCGGGCCTTACGGTCGAGGCGGGCGGCCTCCTCCAGCGGGTCGCCGAGAGCGGGCTCCGGCTCCAAGTCGTCGGTCTGAGAGGTCGGGAGGCGCTGCTCCAGGGCGTGGGCGTGCTCCTGAGAATCCTCCAGGGCCTTGGCCTGCTGGACGGTCAGCGAGAGCAGCTTGCGAAGGTCCTCGGCCATCGAGCGCTCTGCGTCGATCCCGAAGGAGCCGCGGTATCCCTTGCCGTCGGCCCAGTCCTCCAGGAGCTTGGGCAGGTCTGCAACGTCATTGATGGATGTCATTGGTGTCTCCTATAGGGACTCGGTAAGTGGGGGCTGCTCCGGGGACTCGGCCTGTAGGCGGGCAATCGTCCCCTTCAGAGAAGTAACCTGCTTCTCAAGGAACTGGATGTGATTGAGAAGGATATAGATACCGCGGATAGATTGGTCGAAGTACCCCGCCTCCAGGTAGTCCTCCAGCTTGCTGGCGATCTCGTGCGAAGTTCCCATCTCTCACTCTCTCCCGTCATCTAGATAGCGAGTCGCCCAGGCCAAGGCGAGGGCGATGACTTGAATCACCTCGGACTCCAGGTCCGAACCGTGCCCGGTCTCGGCCTCGTTGTCGTAGGTCAGGCAGGCCGCGACCTCGCCAATCTCCTCCACGAGGGCGAACAGGCGGGTCTCGTCGGTGTGGCCGTCACACTCCAGCGTCATTCCGGGGTGCTTCTTAGCGGCTCGGATGTACTCCTCCCGCGCGAGAGTGAGGACGTCGGCCTCCTCGGGCAGGAGGTTCGACGCCGCGCGGGCGATCTTCCACAGCCATTCCCGGACCGACTCATGACTCGCGAGAGGGGCGTTGGACAGCATGGCCGCGTAGTGGAGCATCCAGGCGACCTCGCGGCGGGGGCACCGCTCCTCCGGCTGGAGCGCCCATCCGGGGTGCTTCCTGAACCCTTCCGACCACACCCGGACCATGCGGGTACGGGTAGCGATCTCTTCGGGAATCGGGACGGCCGCAGTCTCCATGATCTCGTCCAGCTCGGACAGTTTGCCGGGGGAGTATCCCCAGGAATAGGCAGACTGAAGAGCCCTCTTCAGCTCCTCGACCCGGCGCTGCGACGCCCTTAGCAGGGCGTCGGGGGCGTTGTTATTCGGCGACTTCACCTGATCTCCTAACGTAGTTGGGGTGGACGTATGAAATCATACGTCCACCCCTCAGGAGATGCAAGCCGTCAGAACCGGGGAATCGTGCCCGACATTGAGAGACCGCTCACAGCGCGGCGGATCGTCCCCCTCGGGACGAACAGGGACGCCTGCCCCGCGTCGCGCAGCCCGAGCAGGCCCATGCTCAGCGCGTCCACCTGGTCGTCGTGACGGCCCGAGGGGAACGCCCGCATCTCGGAGATGAGCTCGTTCACCCAGCCGTTGCCTGGGTCCGCCGGGTGGGGCAGGTAGACGTTGCCAGACTCGATCTCCGGCGTCACGGCCCGGGCCCGGACCTCCTTGGACGAGCGAGGCTTGATCGGCTTGATGCCCGCAACCTTCTTGCGAAGCACGTCAATGGCCGCCGTACCGTTGGCCGCGTCCTCGACGAGGCGCTGGTGGACAAAGGAGCCTCCAGGGGACGCCTTGTCGTCGATGTCTCCGGCGTTGCACCAGCGCAGCATCTTCTCCAAGGTCTGGGTGAAGGACCACTGACCCCGCTGCTGCGCGATGAGGAACCGGTCCGGCCCCTGCCGGCACCACCGCTGGCCGACGGCGTAGTCCGACGTCGAGGAGCCCTTGAAGGTGAGGTCCCACGAGTCGAGCCACTGCCCTCGCTCCAGGCGCTCGCGCGGCAGGAGGATCACGGAGTCGTCCCCGTCCTTGACCTTGGACGGGTCGGTCGTCCAGAACCTCAGCCAGCCGAGGTTGAAGATCGAGCCGTCGGCCGGCGTCGGGTGCTGCTGGTAGAGCGCCTCCCACATGTAGGACCCGACCGAGCGCTTGAGGGAGTCCCAGCGCTCCAGCGCTTCCTCGCGGGTCTCCTCTACTAGGGGGCTGTAGAGCGGATCACCGGGCTCACGGCCGAGAGGATCATCCTCCTCGGCGATGGCGGGGAAGATGACGTTCTCCCACTTGTCGGCGTCGGGGTTCTTGGCCGGGTTCAGCAGGCGGCCGATGAAGTCGTCCTCGTGCCAGCGCGTCGCGATGGCGATGCAGAGGAACGGAGGCTCCAGACGGGTGACGGCGTTGGCCTGCCACCAGTCCCAGATGGCCTCACGCTTCGACTCGCTGTGCGCGTCGGCGAAGTCCTTCACGACGTCGTCCATAAGCATCACCTTGAAGCCGAGACCGGTGATCGACTGCCCCGGGGCTGAGCGGGAGACGATGCCGCCCCCGCGGGTCGTCTGCCACTCACTCACTGCGCCGGCGTCGCCGGCGATCCTTATGCCCCACTTGTCGCCGTCCTCCTCGACGAAACGGCGGACCTGACGGCCCCAGGCCGTGGCGAGCTGGGGCGAGTGCGAGATCAGACCGATCTTCCAGTCCGGGTGCTGGCGCAGCAGCCAGATTGGCAGGTTGATCGAGGTCAGCGTCGACTTTCCCATGCGCGGCGGCATGGAGATGGTCATGTACCGGTTCTCCCCGTTCTCGACGGCGCGCACGGCCTCTGCCAGCCGGTCGGATAGGTACTGGATGTGGGGGCGCCCCGCGTAGGCCTCATCGAGCTGCTGAGCGCTCTCCAGCGGGTCGGCCGCCTGCCTGTAGGTCGGGTCGTGCGGGTAGGGGGCACCGGCGTGAGGCTTACCATCGCACGAGGGGAGATCGCACTTCGGCTGGTTCTCCAGCCACGCCTGCCGCTTGATGAGCGCTTCCAGCTCCTCTTCCAGCTGGGCCGAGGTCATCTCCCACGGCTCCATCGGCTTCTTCATGCGGGGCATAGGGATCTCCTATCGCTGAGGTGGAATCTCGTATAGATACAGAATACCGCCACCCCTATCCCCAAGGGTGGCGGCATCTGTCCCAATGTCCCGGGCCAACTCTACTGCTCGGCGTCGATCACCTCAACTTCAGCGGGACCTACGTCGATGAGTCCCTGCGCACGTTTTCGGCGCTCGACCTCGGCGACCAGCTGCTCGATCCTCGACGTCGTGGCCGAGGCCGTCATCTCAGCCAGGTTGGAGGAGACCTCGATCTGCACCTTGGCCGAGTCTGCCCCGGCGCCGGCAGCCTCCCTCTCGATGCGCGCTGCGACGTCCATCATCTGGACGATCCCGTTCGCGCTCATGCGGGAGATGCGGTCCTCGGTGAGGCTGTCGAGCCACATCTCGGCCTTCTCCAGGGCCTTGCGGCCTAGAGCCCGATGACGATCCCCCATGGCGATCCGGTAGCGGACGAGCTCGTTCGCCTCGTTCTCGGCCATGTGCTTGTCCCAGGCCTCGACCCGCTCCTTCCACGACCATCGGGCCGAGTAGGAGTTGCCGTTGGGGGCGTCCCGCACCCGACGTCGCTCCATGTCCCGGTAGGTCTTGAACGAGTTGTAGGCCGCCTCGGTCTCGCCATCCTGCCGCTTCCAGATCGGACGCGTGTAGTCCAGCGGGGCCGGCTTGCGGGGCGCCGGAGGCTTCGCGGTAGTCACAGCCCCTCCAGAACAGAGGTCAAGTCCTGTGACGGTGCCATGGCTCGATTCACGAGGTCTCGAACCAGAGACTGAGCGAAAGCCTCAGCGAACTCCTCGCCCCAACCCTGCTCGCTGACCATCCGGGCACGGATGCCCGCACAGGCGGCCGTGATCGAGAGGATCGTGCTGCCCGCGACCATGAGCGCGTCGCTGGCATCGGCCACTCCGCTGTCAGGCTGCTCGGGGATGTCGTCAATCACTTCTCTTGCTGCGGTACTCATTGATCATGTCCTCCCTCTCCTGCTCCTTCATCTGATCAACCATGATCCGGTAGATGCGGGCCACGGTCTTGGCGTGCCAGCACGATGCGTAGCGCGAGTGCTGACCGTGCTTGCAGGTGCACGTGAACCGCGGGTAGCCATGATCCGACTTCAGAACCACGTGATGGAACCTCTTGCCGTCACGCCCCTTGACCTCTCCGGTGTTCCGGGCCGAGTAGGACCGCACCCACCAGACCCGAGGGTTCACCTCATCCTGGTAGACGGCGCCGGTTCTCCAGGTCTCGCGGGCCGACTTCAACTGGGCCGGGGACATGTCCTCCCACTCCAGCTGCCGCACGAATTCGAACTCGGTCGCAGTCAGCCTAGCTCTCGCCACTGAGATCACCTCCAGACCCTACGACGGGGTACATGCTCGACAGTGTCGAGCCGGTCAGCGCCTCACGCACTGCCCACTCCGCCTCGTCGGCGTCCAGGACGGTGCAGGCGGCCCCGCCGGCGGCGCGCACACGGCGAATCTGCCGTACCTGCTCGACCGACGTGCGGGCCAGTGCGTGCCCGCGGGACTCGCCGGGCTTCTGGTGCTTGACCTCCAGGAAGATCAGTCGGCCCTCGACGCAGCACAGCACGTCAGGGATGCCTGCCTCCATGTAGACCGAGCCGTGCATTTTCCAGGTGACCGACCCCGGCCAGACCTGGGCTATGCGGCGCCGGATGGCGTCCACGACGCCGCTCTCCTTACTAGCCATGTCACTCCTTTCTCGGATACGGGGCGGCCCCGCCGGAGCGGGGCCGCTGTGCTGAAGGACTCAGAGGTCCAGGTCGTCGATGTCCAGGGCGTCCACGTCGAGCTCGATGGTGTCCTCGGAGTCCGCTGCCGGGGCAGGCTTGGCCGGAGCCTCGACCGGATCGGCGATCTCGTCCTCCATCGGGTCTGCCTCGGGCTCGGCCTTGGCTGGCTTCGTGGCCCGAAGGTACTCGCGCACCTCGCTCTTCACGCGGCCGTTGTAGGGCTCACCATCCTCCACGACGATGTCGACCGGGCGGCCGATCAGCGAGCGCGGGTTCAGGGCGATCTTCTTCTTGGCGATCTTGACACCTAGGGCCTGGAGGAAGGCGGCAGAGCGGAACATGGCCTTCTCCGTCTGGGGGAGACGGTCGATGATCTGCTGCCCGGCGTGAGGGCCTTCGGTGATCTCCAGGTAGACGACGAACATCGCGTTGCCGGCCTTGGAGGTCGTCTCCTCGAAGTCAGAGACCTCGGCGTGGTAGGTACCTGGGGCGACGTGGGCGGTGGAGGTGTCCTTGTAGTTGGTGAAGTCGAAGGTCAGAGCCATGGTGATTTCTCCTGTGAGGTTGGGTTACTGGGTGATCAGTTGTCGGACTTGGCCGACTTGTCGGCGGCGGGCTTACGCTCCGGGACTCCGCCCACTCCGAGGAAGCGGGAGAGCTTCTCCAGAGTCACGGGGTGGTCGCGCCCTAGGACGGACGGAACCTTCCCGCGAAGGTTGTAGGGGATACGGGCCTTGGTCCCGTACTCCGGGTCGGTGCCGAAGCGCACGATGTGCTTCAGCGAAGGGCCGTCGTCGCGGCCTGCGTTGTCGAGGTCCTCCTCGACGTCGGCGTAGATGATGTAGTTCGGCGTGGCGCGGATGATCGACTGGGCGCCGCGCTGGACGTCCGGGGAGCGGCGGACGCCTCCGTTGATCTCGTCCTCGACCATCTTGACCTGAGCCGTCATGACGACGTGCATCGGCTCCTTACGGTTGCCGTCGGCCAGGCCGTACCAGAACACGGCCGTGTCGGTCATGATGTCGAGCGCCTGGCCCCACGTGCGCTGGTCAGCGGGGGCCGTGCCCTGCTTGATCTCACGAACAGCGGTCTCCGAGAAGCCGGTGAGGTAGCGCATCGTCATTTTCTGGAGGGCGGTGAGACTGTCGAGAATGACGGCCTTGTAGCCGTGGCCCCCCTTGTCCAGGCTCCAGAAGATGTCGTCCAGGGCGGTTACGCTCTCCGGACGGACCACGTCGATGTTCTTGGCGTAGGGGGCGTTCTTGAAGGACTGCGTACCCTTCTCTCCGGGGAGGTCGATGAACAGCGTCTTGCCCATCGTGGCTACCGTCGAGGCGAGGCTCGACTTGCCGGCCCCCTGGGCCCCGAGGATCAGCCACCGACCGTAGTCGGCTGCCTCCTCGTTCACGTCAACAATGTTGACTCCGGCGAAACTGGCCATTGAATTTCCTTCCGCTGTTTGGGTGGTGACTTAACTGTAGGTGTATGACGGCGGACATTGCAAGCCCGGAAGGCTACCTGCCGCTGTGAGACGGGTCACGGTAGCGTAGGCCGTACTCCTCAGGCGCGTACTCCCCGCCCGGTCCGCCTACCATCTGAGCACGGCACAGGTCGGCGAACTCGCAGAACTGGCACGCCGCCTTCCCGAAGTTGCGGGGAGCCTCGCCCCGGCGGTCAGCTCGAATGCGCGTCCGGGAGATGTCCGAGCACGTGTCGGCCGCGGCCTGGAGGTGGGAGCGGACCAGGTACGGGCTGACCGGAGTCAGGTGGCGGGCGAACCACTGCGATACGGTCTGCGGCGAGGTCAGGCGCTCGATCTCGGCCTCCTCGGCCGTGTAGGTACCGGCCGCGCTCCCGTCCTTCTTCATTCCCTCGAAGGAGACGCCGTCGGCGCACCACTCCAGGTAGGTCCGCAGGTCGTAGTCCTTGACCGACGAGGACAGCTTTCCGGCCTTAGTGATCTTGGGAGTCTTCGGCGCCTTCGACCGCACCCGGTCGAAGGCGACGGCGCGAGGCGTCGGCACGCCCCACTCGGCACAGTCCGGGGACAGCCCCCAGGCGTAGAGCTGGACCTGGCTGTCCATCATCTCGTCCAGGCTCGTGACCTGGCCGAGTGTGCCGGAGGTCTTGCAGTCACGGACCACGACGATGCCGCGCTTGCGGTCCTGGTAGACCTCATCGGCGTAGCCCCAGAGCGTGACCCCGGTGCCCGGGACCTCGCGCTCCCAGCGCTGCTCAACGGCGAGGACGGACTCGTTCTCCGACTCCTCAGCCCAGCGCTCACGCCACTCGGCGTAGACATGAGAGAGGCGCTGCGGGAGAGGCTGGCCGAGCCAGTCGAGCCAGACCTCCCGAGCGTCCTCACCGAGCCGGTCCCAGTAGTCCACGGCGGCGGCCATGACGTCCGACGGGGAGGCGTCCCACGGGAAGGTAGGGCCTGTGTCAGTGGTCTGAATCTCCTCGGGGTGTGCTTTGAGGGTCCCCTCCACGGTCCCCTTGTTGATACGGTCCAGGGCTCGCACGGCGTGGAACCAGGACCCGAAGTCGAGGGCCGGCGTGACCTCCGACCGGGCGCGGCGTAGGCCGTCGATGTATCGGTACTTCCACGCCTGCGGGCAGCGGCGG